CTTCTAACGCCGTGTGTCTACAGCAAAGAGCCACACGATTCAAATCCATCCTCACCTCACCCAAGGGCAAACTAATCAGTGTAGAATTCCGCAAAATTTCGCCATATCCTAGAAAACGTATGGTTTATATCGGCGGTACTTACATGCCGATTTCGTTATCCTGGGGTTTGGTGCGTTCTCCTTATAAGAAAGGAAACGGCCGAACCCCGCCTAAACGGGGACAAAGGAAACTTTACAAAAACCAAAGTGTGGCATCAAGCCATATCTGGACCTATAAATTAACTATGTTACAGACTAACTATATAACACATTCTTCATAGTATCTACGCCAAACACTGCTGTATTGATGACTATCACAAAGACTTGCGTAGAGGCTAGGAAGCGGGGCGTTAATATCGTCGATCGTTAAGGCGATACGCTCCAATTCTAATTGAAACCCAACAGATATACCATATAAATCCTCGGCAAATATACGATCTTCCAAACGTATATCCGTTTTAGGTAACACCCAGTCTTTAGGAGGGGGAGCGTGATAGCCATCATTATTATCAATAGTTGTATCATCACGCAATAAGTAAAGTAACCTCCTCATAAGGACACTCAAAATCGGACAATGGGGAAACTCGTACAGAAAGGACATGGCTTTGGCCTTAAGCAACCCCCTCCGAACCTTCTGATTTTTCGTAAGCAAATAAGAACTAGTCGTCCACCCTATCTTGACTAGCATTTCTCTAGGGTCTCTCATACGGTGCAAAGTAATAGGACAATACTCAATATGACAAAAACTCGCATGAGACACATCCTGAACAATCTGCAATTTATATGTTATGCCTACTTTGGCTATAAGATCAAAAGGTGGAAGCCGGTCAAACGCGACAACACTATCATCGCCATCGAAAAACCCATCCCAACGAATACCGGCTACCTTGGCAATCCAATTCATCATACACATATTAATAATAAAATGGGTTAATGAAGTGGTCATTTCACCCGACATACGCCGACACTTAATCTTATATTTAATATTTCTTCTATAAGTCTTTATATGCTGTACGCCTGTACAAAGATTATAGAAATCATCAAAGGTCAAGGCTCTTGACGGGATCATATAACTGAGGAACCACCGTTCTAGCTCAAAAAGAGCTCTATGATAAGATGCCTCATAAACACTGTAGTCTCCAGCAGTTATCACACCAAAACCATGGCCAAGCCTCGTCTGCATGATCAATGGTTTTTGGTCTGGAAGTACATATTTTAGACTGTACTTACAAGCATATACAACACGCTCAATACTGGCTATCAATGGACCCATAATAACCTTATCAAAAATACTAGGAGGATATATCTGTCTCATCATTTTGATGGTTAAATATTGTTCTCTCTTACCAAAAGCTATGTGTTCATTTAATCTTGGTATATCACACAATCTCAATCCTTTACAGTCGAGATTAGCTTTTGTAAGCTGCACTTTTTGATCGGATGTATAATTCGTTTGATCAAGCCACTCCTCAAACCCCATTATATTATGAACAGGGGAGAATAGCTTCCTTAAAAATCTTTTAGAATAGCGGGTAAACGATTTAACATATCGATCAATTGGAGTAAGGGTGGCGGCGAGGATGCGTTTTCTAACACCCAAAACCCAATTAAAAGTGTCATTGACATCCGGCATTGGTAAAGCCATCCCGGGCACAATAGGCCCGAGGCTAGTCTGCAATACCGTTTGTGGGGTAACGATATAATGCACTTTCTTGAATTGCCCCAGTTTCAGATCACACATTGGAAAATCCTCCTCACGATAACCCCAATGTCTGACCAGATAGCCAACTCCCACATGAAACTGGCAATTCACAGTTAGTTTAAACGAAACACGGGTGGTAGAACGCAGGTTATCCCAACCTCTCTTTGCATAAGGCAAAAACAAGCGACTAAAATGGTATCCCTAAGGATGTCATGTTTAGAGGCTATGATATTAAACCTACGGGACTGGGATAATAGCCACTGGTACCCTGCTGTTCGCATAACCTCAATATTATTATATTGCAACAGCAACCAATGGCAAAATAATGGTGAGTAGGATATTTCAAAAGTATTCACGAACAAATTAGTAATAACAACCTCTGCTCTACAGACCTTCAAACTGTGCTGAACATAAGTTGTTTGATCCCACTCAGGATTCCTGCAATCTACAAAACCATCCATGTAATAACAATCGCCCTTTTCAAGAACTATAGGGCGAAACTGTATTCTACTAGAAATATACTTACCTATCCTGCGGCTAACCTCTGGGGTTACCAAACTATCCAGGCCATTAGGGACAATTGTGTCAGCTATGGCCCTAGCCATAGCCACACCCCGACGGACTGTCTCAGCTGCGGCCCTTGTCGCAACTGCACCCCACTTAACCCAGGACCAACTCGTATTAATCCAACATTGAAAATCACGGTACACATGGCTAACATGCGGCTCACATGTGCTCTCCTGTATAGGACCGGCCTTACAATCCATATACTCCATTTGTCTAGCTTTAAGCTCTTCAACAAGAAGTTCATGTGCAGCATCCGCATCATCCTCTGGGTTTGCATGCAAATAGCTCAAAATAATACCGCTTATATCTCGCACACCAGGAACAGCTCTATTCACACCCAATAGAGCTGTCCCAAGCGCAACAGTCTCCTGCTCATTAACCTCATAAGGGGAGTAGGCGTCGGCCCAAGTCATAAAACGCTTCCAAGCGGCTGCGATATCCACATCATGTATGAACTCAGCCAACGGATTAATAATTAAATCGAGTGTATATGACCACCACGTCAAATTAGTGGGTTCAACTACAAAATCCATACCAGGGATAGGCTTATCATCAAATACTCGATTATTGACAATAACCTTTCCCGATTTGACTTCGAAGTCATGTTTCAAGCGAGCTACATTTAAACGTTCCCACATAACAAATGAGCGCTCACAGGCTACATCAGAAGTATCTAGGGGAAACATCGGGACTCCAAACGTTAGTCCGGATGTGCTTCTAGGATTTTCGGCAGACGGGTTTTGAGCCGCCTGCTTAGCCTCAGTCGAAGGGCGCCTCGGCTGCGGTTTATGTTCGTCAACGGGAACATCACCTCCTTTACTTTCGTTAGTCATGCTAAGAAGTAGGGCCTAGTGGTACCGGGAAACCACCAACACATTATCAGCTTACCTTTGGGGTAGGCTTCAACCAAGTGCCATACTTGGAAGTGTTGAGAAAAG